TGCTGCTTATACTCATATCTACGTAATCTTGTATATCAGCCTGAAACTTTATTCTCTTCTCATAATCAGTAGCTAAATCAATAGCACTATCGATGCTGTCAGGTTTAGCACCATAGACATCTATCATCTCTTGGGCTGTCCCATCAACGACATACTGATATTTCCATTTGTCTCCATTAGTAAGATACCGTCTCTTGTAGGCAACAGCGAATAAGGGCTCGATCCCAGTTGTTGTACCTGCCAATATTCCAATCGATCCTGTCGGGGCGATTGCTCGGTTAGCAACAGGCTGAGATAAACTAAGAGACATAGAAAACTTAGCACTAACATTATCACTAACTCCTTTATAAACGGTAAGCCAATTGTGTAATTCAGGAACCACTTCATATTTGTGTCCTCTTTTAATAAGCCATTCATGTATTCCCATCAAACCAAGACCAAGTCTTCGGTTTTTCTCTCGTACATCATAAACTTTATCATACGGTAATTCAGCTCTCAGTGTTCCACATATAAGGAACTTTGTAGCTAAATCAGTTATTTCACTTAATTCATTTAGTGAGTCTATTCTACCTAGGTTTAAACTTCCTAAGTTACATACGTCACTATCATCTTCACTAGTTACTTCTGTACAGGCGTTTCTTAGTGTTTCTTTCTCTTTATCAAAGAAGTTAAACGAAAAGCCAGGCTCCGAAGTACTAAGTGCTTGTTCAATATTCTTTTTGAATACTTCGCCTACATCACCAGTCTTATAGTAATTAAGTAACCATTCGGTATCATAATTTACTGATATGTTAGTCATATCGAGTGGTGCATTGTAGTTAAAATCTTGTGCTTTAATCTCAGCGACTGTTAGTCCTGAGTTTCCTATTTTTTGTTCATGCCAGTTCTTCCGTGTAAGGAAGTCATTTACATCTGCATGTTTCCAATTGATTGAAGCGTAGATAGCAGATCGTCTGCTGCCACCTTGCATTACTCTTCTACCTATTTCATTTATCATTTCCATCTTTGGTATCGGACCTGATGCAAGACCACCAGTGGACCTAAGTCCTTCGTCCTTAGCTCTATAGACACTATAGTCAATACCGATGCCACCACCAGTCATCAAAGCATTCTCAGCTTTCCAACTTAGGTTTGCCCAATCTTGTCTAGTATCTTCTTCAGCTTTTAATAGATAGCAATTGTTGAAATATTTGCGAGGCCGACCTGCATAGTAGAGGTAGCGACCACCAGGAATAAACTTTAAGTCAGTTATATAGCGAGTAAGAGTATCCTTTTCGTCTTTAGACATATAGTTTTGACATACGTCTTCTACGAGTACCCTAGCTAAATCTTGCCAACTTTCGCATCCCTCATGTTTGTATTTGTAGTTAAAGATGTCTTCGGAGAACTTACTCCTAAACATCGGATTTATATTAGATCTAAAGGTCATATAGTTCCTTAGTTATTCTCTATTAGTTATTATTGTAGTTATATCTATAGATAATCCTTAGATCTTAAGGTCTCTCTATAGTGCGGCAATTCCGAATGGAAAAAAAGAAATGACTGCACATTACATTGGAGAATAAATCCCTATGTGCAGCCATTCCTTGGACAACTCAAAGCATAATGCCATGCTTGGAGTTCATTATAGTGGTTAATTTGCGTCTGAAAGTTTGCCTTTACCAGTAAGATATTCAATATCTTTTTCTTCTGGGTGAGGCATGATCTTTCTTCCTTTAAAGAATACAGTTACATTGATACAAGTATTAATTGTAACCATTAAGACAAGGAAAAATTGCCACCATTCCATTAGCGACTCTCTAAGAGTTCTATTAACATCGTACAGTATTGACGAGCTTTTCTTATGTCGTCAGATCTACCTTTGTTTTTATAGCGTGCAGCATATTTAATAATATTACCTGCATAATAGTCTTCAGCTATATTTAAAGACTCCATAAACTCAACTGGTTCAATACCACCTATATTATAGTGTTTAGGTCTTGATATTGGATTAATACCAGTCATCTTAGCATCAGCTAAATCATTATTTATAGATTTTTCTAATTCAGATTTTTCGAGTTCTTTTCTTTTTCTCCAAGCCGATACTCTTTCGTATTGTTCTTCGTCAGATGGAAGACTGCTGTCAGTCTCCATTTCTATTATTTTCTTTATATCTTGAGGTTCCATAAAATTCGAATATACCTTTAATTTGTGGGCTTCCATAAAATGGGCTCCCTTGATTTCTTGTCCCAATCACTTACTGTCAATATTTTGGCTAATTGAGCTTGTACGATTGCATCGTCTTCTGTCAGACCTGCAGCTTTAAAGGCACTTACAATTGTTGGCCATTCACAACTTTTGCTGAGTAGTGTTTCTGCTTTTTTCGGTCCAATGCCAGGACAGCCTTTATAGCCATCTGCCGTATCACCAGTTAGTGCTTGCATATACCAATTAAATTTTGCCGTTTGTTCATCTATGTCATGAACTTGTCCAAGTCTGTATGTTCGACCTGGTATAGTTAATAGATCTTTATCATCACTAACTATAATATTAGGTTTTTTGTCGCTTGTTTGAAGAATACCTAGTACGTCATCAGCTTCAAGATTAGGATATATAACGGCATCGAATTTATCCATAATCCATTCTTTAAGCTGAAGATAAGCAAGAGGTTTTCGTGTCTTCTTTCTATTAGACTTATAATCTTTGTGTAGATTTTTTCTAAAGTTATTTGTATCGCTGAAACAATACACTTTTGTCTTCTTATAAGGTGATCTTAGTTCTTCGTCTAATCTCTTTTCCCATAAATGGAAGCCTGCAATAGCATCTTTAAAATCACTATGCAAAGTGTGTATTTCATCTTCCCATCTAATTTCTTGTTCAATAGCAGAAGTTATTTGGTAAGCGACCATGTCTGCATCAATTAGCAGTTTCTGTGTTTTCATATAATAAATCCTGTAACAACTGAAGGCCACTAGCTGTAACTTTCCATATATTAGTCCAGTTATTTAAACCAACTTCAGTTGTAATAAGTTCGCAGCATGCAAGCATTGCTACTATGTCAGCATGCTTACGAGCAAAGTCTGATTTTGTAGTAAAGCTATTAAAATGAGCGTGAGATAAAACTCTCACTGCCTCTTCATCGAGTTTAGTGGGTTGTAGCCCAGCTATCTCCGACATTGTATTCGGCGTCAATTCTACAACGGAAGTCGAAACTTTCCCCCGCTTTTTGCGCCGCTCGTGTAAGTTTATCACCGACATCTTTAGCAATTTCCTCTCTGCAAGCCAGTTGCACTTCATCGTGGACCCACGCAGATATTGTATAATCTCCGTTCCACCCATATTTGTATTGTTTATCCAAGTCATTTCTTGCTATTATTAACCATCGTTTAGCTAACAACGCACCAGCACTTTGCAGCAATACGTTTACTGCGCTATGACTACTTCTTGGATATAATCTTCTTCCATCAAGGCCTAATAAATAGCCTGTATGATTTAGTTTCTTTTCAACAGCTGTTCTAAGTGATCTTATGGCAGGAATAGCATTAAAGAATTTATCTCTTATTTCTCTACCTGCATCTCTTCCTTTACCAATTACTTCACCTAGTTTCTGATCACCTGCACCATAGATTAAGCTATATATAAATCTTTTAGCGTCATCTCGTGTAGGTAATTGAGCAGCTTTTTGATTAACTGTGTGTATATCGTCATCTAACACTTTCTTTGCGTAGGCACCACTATCCCATTTTGCAAGGTAGTGCGCCAAGCATCGAAGCTCAAGTCCTGACATGTCAGAACCGACGAGGACGAATGAGCTGGGCACGGTAAAGCATTCACGTATTTCGGATCCGTAAGGCAACCTAGATGATGGCACCTGTGCCATGTTAGGAGCGAAGTGAGTTGCTCGTCCGCTGACAGCTCCATTGGGAATATATCTCCCTCTGAGTTTTGAATTTTTATCGACAAGTTTTAAGTATCCTTGATTTCCTTCGGCTACCATTCCTATCCTTTTATCTAGTAAAAAATATTCAGCTAGTAATTGTGCTTCAGGATATTTTAATTCACTTAAAATGGTTTCATCAATTTGTGCTTGTCCACTTTGTGTGAATACTTTTGGTCGCCAATTGTATTTTTGTGTGAGTCTGTCTGCAATTTGTTTTCTACTGCCTGGATTGAAGGGTGTGTACTTAGTTTTCGTCTTGAGTACTGTGACATTTGGATCGAAAGTTGATTCCATCTCATCTTTAATTTCCTTCCTTCGTGTACTTAATTTACTATATAAACTAGCTGCTTTAATTGTATCGAAGTGAAAACCTGTTGTTTCAATGTCTTTACAAACTTCAGCTATTTCATGTTCTAAAACTATTGAAGTGGCTGCCATAGGCATACTAATAAGATACTCATATAACTGATGCGTAACTTCTACATCTTGTTTCATATATTCGAGCATCTCGTCACTGTAGTTTTGCCAACCTCCATTGTATTCTGCTTTACTGTTTCCTAATCTTTGGCCCCAAGCCTCTAACGAATGTCTTCCGTATAGCTTGGTGTCTAAATTTAAAGGTCTCTGTACGAAATCTTTATCTTTTAAATTAGGAAATGCTAATCTTCCAAGCACCAGTGTATCAATTACTTTTTTTGGTTTGAAATTTGGATATAACTTTTGTATCGCTGGCACATCAAATCCAACAACGTTATGACCGATGATTTCATCCGCCTTTTCTAGGCAGTTAATACCTTCGGTCACGTTGTCAGGAGTGTACCAACTAGCTTCACCAGTATCTATATCTTTAATACCAATACAGTGAATTTTAGTCATATCATCTAACAAACCATCCGACTCTATATCAAATATTAGTCGCATAGTTCTCCTTAAAACGGCATATCACTGAAACTCTGTTCAACTAATCTGCCAGTATCTTGATTGTAATTTAGTTCTGCAGCTTTACCTGTTTCACCACTAAATCTATTTTTAACTACTCTTACAGTAGTCGTATTATTATCTTCTCCTTGTTGATCTCGTTCTAAGCCAATAACCATATCTGATAATTGTCCTATTGCATGAGATCCACGTAATGCATTCAATGACACTTGCAATCCATCTTCAAAACCTCTATTGCCTTCAGGTCTTCTTAAATGAGACACAAGCAACATACCTACACCTGTTTCTTCAACTAAAGTGCGGAGTTTTGTCATACATATATCTATAGCCTTCCTCTCATCAGCCACATCCAGGCCGGAAACAAGAATGCTAATATGATCAAGTATAATCCAAGAACATTCGACTCCTTTGGCCAAATAACGAATTCTAGCAAGGACATTGTCGACAGCAGTGCTGCCAAAACTATCATAAAGGTAAACGCTATCATTGCCGAATACAGCATCGAAAGCGCCACGTAAGTCAGTACTCTTAGTATTTTCTGTACTAATGTGGAGTGGTGAATTGAGTTCAATACCCATGAGACCCAATGCGGTTCTCTTAATATTTTCTTCGAGAGCAATATAACCAATTTTTTCTCCATTCTTAATTAAATGGTGAGCGCATTCACGTACAAAGGCAGTCTTTCCTATTCCTGAACCTGCTGTAACTGTGACAAGTTCTCCTTTGCGCATTCCACGCGTCATCGTATTGAGTGCATTGAAAGGATAACCGATAGCAGATGCTGCCTCCTGCTTGCTCACCGTATTCCATAAGTCTTTGGCAGCAATGATTCCGTCTGGACGAAATACAGGCGCATTCCACACACAATTCGTGAGTTCCTTAAACTGATTGTTTACCAGCATTTCGTTTGGATCTTTAGCAGGCAAAGTCGCTATATGGGCTTTACCTGGCGATAATATTTCAGCACATTTCTTAGCGCTTTCTTGACCTGGCGTATCTGTATCAAATACAAAGACAACAGCATCAAATCTTTCTAGCCATTCTAATTCTCTTTTAATGGCTTTAGAAGCGCTTTGTGCTCCACCTGGCACTGATACTACAGGCCAAGTGTTTCCTAATACTTGTGAAAGAGATAGTGCATCTATTTCACCTTCTGTTATAAATACTCGCTTACCACCATTTTGTAATTGTTGTCCAAATAATGGTAAGTTAGAGCCATCTCCTACGATGCGAAACTTCTTAGCTTTATCTCTTGTTTTTAGAGCAATTAAAGAACCATTGCGATAGTAAGGAGCAAGCTGAAGACTATTACCCACTTTATATCCATATCTGCGACAGGTATCTTCTGAGATACGTCTCGCTTTGAGGGCTTGAACTTCAGCTTTCTCGTATACTTTTTCTTGTTCCGAATTATCCTCTGCTTGTACTGAGGTAAACGGATTATTTTCGCTATTGGGTTCACCATCTGCTGCTCCATAAGTTTCACATGAAAAGCAATAAGTGTGTCCATCAGAATAAACTGACAACGCATCTGAGGAGTCACATTTAGGACATGGTGCGTGATGCAAAAATGTCGCTGATGAATCCTGTGTTGTCTCCATGTTCTGGTCCTCTCCAATCTTTAGGTTTAATTAAATCCCATCCGCCGCTTTGTTCGCGTCCTTTTTTAACACCACGTTCTTTAGCCATGTTAGCAGCGTGTACTTTATCCCACGCTTTTTGGACGTCGACTCCCGCGATCGCCAAGGTTCCGAGACTGAACACCACAATATCAACCAGGGCATCAACAACTCCTTCTGCATCGCCTTTTGCAAATGCTGTTACTAATTCATCTTGTTCTTCCTCGATTTGGTCTAGTCTAAATGCTAGTTTGTCACTATCGAGTGGCTCATGATTAAAACCATACTTTGCTTGTAATGCGTATGAATCTGCTACAATAGAACTCATGTAGGTTCTCCTACTGTTCTTTTAGCTATTTTTACGCACAAACTATACCCATCTAAATATTGAGGGTCTTGTTGTATTTTCATTTTTGCGTGAGCTGTATATTGCTCACACTTTGCTTGACTACTAAATGGAAAGTTAACCATTGGGAAATTCACCCAAACACCATTTCCACCTAAGTTCCAAGCAACGACAATAACTGGAATCCACATTGTCATTTTGCATTCTCCTGTAAATTCAGGACCTTTGAACAAAAATCAACCATATTATTTTTATCATAATCATAATTGTAATATTTTTTGCCGTATTGTCCTGTGGCTATTTGAGCCAAATATTCTTTTTGAATATCAGATGCATTGTGATACATCTCTGTTCGTTGTTCTTTTAATTTTTCAAAATTCTGTTGTACGTTATCGTTAGTGCAGATAACAAACTTAGGATTGTAAGCATCGATTGCTTCTTGAATTATTTTTTCAACATTATACGATGCACCATCTCTAAATTGTTTTCCGTAAACTAATTCTGATAATGCCCAACGATCTATAATTACTGGTACTTTCGCTTGTTCTTCAAGTTTACCTGCAGTGTGTAATATCAACCTATGATATGTTTCAATGTCCCACTTTTTATCGTAAGAACAATGAAATGGCTGATATTTATACACACCACTAATGTAATGAGCTAGCGTAGATTTGCCTGTACCATCGGCACCTTCTAAAATTATCATTTCTTAATATATCTTTTCGCTAAACTATCTAGTTTGTGAATTAATTCTTTTAGTGTTGATGGCGGGTAACTCATCGGATAGTCTACATTGTCTAATTCTCTATTTGTAATAGATGAATATAGAGTATGATAAGCTACAGGAACGTAGCCACTGACTGCATCTTTTATTTTAAAGTATTTATCATAATCATCATCGTACAGATGAAAACTTCCTACATTAACTGTGCATGAACCTAACTCTAAATCTCTAGATCTAGTTTCTAAGAGCATTAATTGCATTGCTCTAGCGATCATGCTGAAGACAAAAACATCATAACAAAACCCTAATAAAACGTCTTGCGATCTCATGTTAACAACCAAGTGAAGTACATTATCTCTCACTAAAAATTGTATTGAAGTCGTACAAGGTATATCTTTTGATTTTGCTGGACGTTCTCTCCATATATTTAAAAAAGATTGTCTAGTATCTTTATCGTTCACGATTTGTTCTTTACACCATGACAGTTGATCCACGATTTTTGGACCATACGCACCATTCAAGGTTAAACCATCGTCACTATAATTTTTATATGATTTCATATACTCAGTAATATAATCTAAGTCATTTCTACCACCTAAAATCCATGCTGCTTCAGCAAACATAAATCCATAATTCATGTTTCTTTCAGCTAAAGTTATAACTGGATTAGATAAATCATATTTATATTGAATTCCTAATTTTTCTCTTACATCGCGACCTCTAGGTCGTGAGAAGTGAGTATAATTGTTTGCAAGCTCTGTTATACTGTCTTGCCATATTTGATTTATACATTTCATTTAAATGTGAAGGGAGACCGAAGCCTCCCTTGCTCTCCTTAACGCCCCAACCATTCGGTTGGAATTAACTTATCTGAAAATGGAAATCCGTATTTATTACACCAATCTCCATAGCTAGTTTTACTACCTTTATTGATTTTCGAAGAGCTTCTTGAAAACACAATTCTAATATCTTTGTCAGGGTGTTGCTCCTTAACTAAACGCATCTTGCGTCTGTCTTCAGAGGTAAATCTACCCTTACATTCTATAATAATTCCGTTTGGAAGAATAAAGTCTGGAAGATATGTTGAGTTAATTAAATAAGGAATACGTTCAGTTTCATATTGATACTTAACCTTTTCATCACTTAATTGAGTTGCAACGTTACATTCTAAACCACTTCGAAAACCATTAGCAAATTTAATATGCTTAAAAGTCTTCTGTGGATTCCTCATTAAATTCTTCTTCCTGAGATACGTGCACATAACCTTCTTCTTCTTCAAACTCGGCACCACCAAATTCGACAAGGTCGATGAGTTGTACGGCATTGAGATATGCTGTAACACCTTTAGCGCCTCCTGCATCATAAGTTCCTAGAACACCAGAAACTTTAATTGTTGATCCATTTCCTACATTGACTTCATCATTTATTTTCTTGCCTTTGGCATCATAAATAACAGGTTTCTGTTTACTCTTAGCTTTAAAAGTAACTACATCACCTTCTATGTTAAATGGGTATTTTGCTTTACTGAGTTCTTTTTCTCCGAACTCTTCTATAAATAGTGACTTTGCTTTTTTCATAATATCACTAGCTTCACCTTTAGAAACTATTACATCAGTTTTGTACTTTCCTTCAGTATCAAAACGTGTATCTGGCTTGTTAAACCAAGGCCAGTTCGCAGTTCCTTTAGGTGAGACAAATTTGGCTTTTGCCATAAATCTCTCCTAATTATTCTATATTGTAAATATCTGGTGTCATGCTTGCTGCTTCTAAAAACAGCCAATTAATGTTGACACCAAGTTCGTCTAACTCTGCCAATAAATCTACTGGCAGAGCTATATCTTCATTAATCATTGAAACGGCTTTTGCTATTAAATGATCGCGTTGATCATCTACTAGCATTAAAAATCAAATAAAGTTCTATGTATTATAGGTACGCCAGTTTCACCAGCAACTTTTCTATAATTTTCAATAGCAACTTCATATTGCTTTCGAGCAGCGTCTACTTTTTTATTTTTTCTTTGGCCTTCTTCTTCAGTCAAAGAATTTAAGTGCTCAACGCAGCTATTAATAGCTTTTGTGATTTCTTCGTCAGTCATTTCGCTGACATTTTTTGTATTGCATTCAGTAGTCAATTATTCCTCCTAAGTAAATGCGTATTGACTTATTTTAATTTCATTTAAATCAAGATTGCCTTTATCAGGAGCATCAATATTATATTTAATTCCTAAATCATTAAAAACATCGTTTTCATCATACATTTCTATAAAAGTGTCTCGTATAATATTATACCACCTTTGCGTGTTTGCTGCATGTGTACCAAACGAGTCATGAATAAGACAAAAATCTTCAATGCCCTGTTCGATGGCTCTTAAAACTGTAAACATTAAATGCGAAGCATCTAAAGAGTGAATAAAGTTTGGTGCTGAACCATTGCGTTGTTTAAGTTTATTAATAACGCCTGTTGGTGCACTCCTTATATTACACATAATACAGTTATAAACTTCATCTCTATTATTTATTTTGCTATTCTTAGTAGCTTGAGAAGGTAAGATAGTTTTGTCGTATAAGAATATTCTTACTCGACTAACTAACCAAGTTTGATAAAAGCTAACTACAGGTAAACCTATTGGACTTGTCCATTGTAGTGGTTCATTGCGTCTGTTAGCTTCCACAGAACATTGTTGTAAAAACTTCATACCTTCAGCAGCTTTTTTTATAACTTGGTTAACTGCCGTCCAAGTTTTGTCTGCTAAGTAAGTGGCAGCAGACCTACCATTATCGACACCAAAAGGGTGAGACTTGATTATACCATCAAGCACTTGATCTTCTA